CAACAGCCGCATTTGACTCAGGGCTGCGATAAGCAGAGTTCACCTTGACGCCCTTGCCGTAATGCTCACGCACAGGCTGAAGTACCTTTTCGCACAGTGTGCGTAGATTCTCTGTGGCCTCTTCATCAGGCGTATTGTCAAAACCCATGCGTATAGCAGTTTCTGATTTGCACATCTCATGCAGGCTGAAATTGGCGGTTAACTGAGTCATTTTGTGGTCCTCATGGTTTCGTAGGTTTGGATGCAGGCGTTGAGCTTGCGGATGGCGGTGTCTCCTTCGGCTGCGATGGCGACAAGATCGTCAGCAGTCTTTCGGTCAAGTTCGGCTGATGCTGTTCCGCTGTGATCTCCATTGGAAGTGGCGGCATCACTGGTGGCTGATACGGCGCACTCGGGGGCTTTGACAGGAATGAACAGCCTGCGCTCGCCAGTAGCAATATCAGCACGCAACTTGTCTTCTTTAGCCTTTGCAACATTGTTCGCCTTTCGTAATGTCTGACCATAACTTTGCGCCACTTGCGCCATTGCCTGCTCAGTCTCCCTTGCCTTGGCGTTCAGCGCAGCAATCTCAACTTGCTGGCGCGTATGCTCATCATGCTTACCCTTGAAGTATCCACCGCCAAATGATGACAGCACCGCCATGACAATGCCGAGGATCACCCAAGGGTTAAACAGACTCATGGTGCTGGTGGCTCATTGTCGTTGGCCTCTGCCTTGGCGCTTGCGTTGGCTATTGCCTTGACTCCAGACCTACCAGCTACACCACCAAGCACACCAGTGATGAAGACCATGATGGTGCTGATCTGTTGGGTATATACGCGGTCTATGGCCGCCATTTGGCCGTTCATTGGTTGCATCACGAATGAGACCGAGTACAGAAACATCCCCATGGAGGCCAGCAGGATGGTCACCAAGACCACGATAACAAATGCCCATACTCTGACCTCAATCTCGTCAGCATTGAGGCGATTATTCGGTTTGTATCCAATGGTTGCCATTACTTCTTCTCCTCTGGTTTAATAAGCATTTCGGGACAAGTACCAGCAGCAGTGCATATTGGCGGCTTGCATTCGGCGTTTTGCCAATTAAGTGGATCTTGGCATGGATATCTCCAACGATCTTCGCAACCAGTCAGCACCACCAGCAAGACCGACAGAATCCAAATCTCATACACATTCATTTTTCTTTGTCCTTTCGCTGCTGCTGCTCAATCTGCCGTCTAAGTTTCTCTACCTTTTCCAACTGCACCTTGGTGTCGTGCTTGGCCTCCAAGATGTCGATATAGAGCATACCAAGCATGGGCAACAACAATGCGACAAGAACAACCGCTGCTATCCATCCCACGATGTCTTCCCCAATTGGCCTACGAACAGAAACCACATCCACAGGTATAGGAGGAGGATCAAAGTTGCTGCGAGGTACGCTGACTTTGCTTGGAAGTCTCTTTTTGCCTCCTGCCGTTGCCATTGCTTAACCCTCTCTTTCGCCTCCTCTTTAAGCCTAGCACCCTCCTGTTCAGCTTTTATGATGTCCCTAGTCTCGAATGTTCGGCTATAAAGAGCGCCCATCTCCTTCGGAGCGCCGTACACCATCGCCTCTCTTATCTCTACCTCCAAGGCCGCCATCTGATCCTGCGCCATGATCCGCTTCAAAGCGGACTCCATCAAGTTGGCGTTGGGGTCGTAGACGTTCTTTGACTTCTCTTCCTCTTCCCTTATGTGTGCCGCTAACTGCTCTTGCAAACGAAAGAAAGTGGTCAACTGCTCCACGATCCCCGACATCACTTGAGTCTCATCAACAGCTACATAAGCACTCTTTTTTTGCGTCTGCTGGACAGCTTGTTTTGCTTTTGGCTTTGATCCGAACAGCTTTGACCAGAGCGATCTGACCTCGTTGACAGCACCAGCAGCTTCTTCATAAGTGGACTTGACCTCCATGAAAGACTCTTTGCATTGTTTATACAAAGCAGTGCCTTGTTGGATTGCTGTAACACAGGCTTTGGCTGCCAGCAAGATGGATATGGGGTCCACATCGTTACAGTCCCAACAGCTTCTTCACAAGGTCGGCGGCAACGCCAGGCCCGAACAAGATGGCGGCAATGACAATATAGAGCTGAATCTCAATCTTCTGCATCCTGCCCTTGCCACTCTCCAGCTTGTCTTCGATGGATTTATACCGCTGTTCGCAAATTGCCTGGTGGACGGCGAATTCCTTTTCTATTGACTCGCTCATGATTCATCTGCGGGTAGTGGTGTGTTGCCCTCTGCAAGCCATGCAAGGTAGACTTGGTAGTCTGTGTTTGCGGGGTCGAATGGGATGCAAGCGCCGTCAGATAAACGGATAACACTTGATGCGTCTTGACCAAAAATGTTTTCACAAAGTTTATACATTTATAACTCCGCAGAAAAAAATACTTGACCAGATGGAGTCCCTGTGGAATATCCAGCGTAAGCAGTTCCAAGAACTAAACCAGTAAAACCATTAATTTTTGTTCTTGAACCTACTGATGTACCTTGTGAGACTACTATTGCTGGGCTGGAACTTGTAAAATCGGCAGTTGTATTATTTGAAATTTGTATTGCCCCTGAAACTGTCACAGTAGGGCCAGACCTCAATCTTGTTGGGTAAAATGTATTTATCCAAACTTCTGTAGTACTCGAACCAACTCCTGATGAAAGACCATTTGAATCTACAGCATATAGATAGCGTTGGCAAAGTTGAAACTCAGTCCCATAAGGTCTGTAATCAAAGCTAGTTGCTGTTGAGCCTTTTTCTAGCTGTACGCCTGTGATGTAGAAAGTAGCTGAATTGGTTGTAACTAAATTAGTTTGTCCTGTTGCGCCAAAATATCCTGTACCAGACCAAGAACCAGCAGTTCCTAAATACGTTGAGCCAGTACCAATACTAAACCGAACACCAAGACCTGTTCCATTTGTGCTTAACCATGTTCCTGATGTATCTCCAGCAACAGTAATGGTTTTTTGTTCCCAAGTATTAGCAGAAGAAATTGTGTAGGTGAATGGATAAGAACGTGCATTACCTGAGTTTGTCAATGAACCACCAAATGTCCCAGTCAAACTTGATCTAACCCAAAAAGACAAAGTAACTGTAGAAGCTCCAGCCGCACCAAATCCTAAATCTGCAATGTTGTAACCTTCAATATATTGGTCAATTAGAAATAAATCAGTAGCGCCAACAGTTACGTTTGCTGAAGCGCCAACAGTAAAACCAAGATAGTTTTTAAATCCAGCAGGTGGTGTTACAGAACCAGCGTTTTGTTGGAATGTAACTTTTGAAGACTGAGTTACATAAAACTCCCATCGGTCAAGACTGTATACGTTTGTTGTTGGTGTTACAGCCGCCCCCGCATTCCTTTGGTCAATCACCATTGCACCATTGATGATGCGGTTCTTGAAGCCAAAAGAGCTGGACGCATTAAATACATCAGAGCCATTGACTCTGGCAGTTACTTCGCCAGTACCTTTACTGACAAACTTCATACCGATATTTGTGTCTCCACCTGATGCAGTCAATGTTGGCACGCCACCAGTAGCCGCATTAGCCAAAGTCAACTCATTCACAGCAGATGCTGTGGCCGTCACCTTGAGCAGTTCATTGCCGTTGGTATCAATGACATCGCCAACCAGCTTCAGTTTCTTGCCTGATCCAATGTTCAAGCCAACTGAAGTGCCTGTGCCATCACCCGCAAAGACAGCGTCCACCGAGTCTAGGTCGGTGTTGATTTTGCTTCCCCAAGTGTCAGTGCTTGCACCTACTTCGGGCTTAGTCAACAATAGGTTTGTGGTGGTGGTATCTGCCATGCTAAAAACTCCTATGCGGCCTCTTGCCAAGTGATTGAATTGTCTGCTAAATCAGACCAACTTTCTGATGAGTCTGAAACTGGCGTCCAGCTCTCGGATGAGTCTGCAACTGGTGTCCAGCTCTCTGATGTGTCTGACTCAGGCGTCCATGATTCTGATGTATCGGGAATAGCGCCCCAGCCAAAGCCAATCATTGTGCCTACAGCGCCAACTGACTCAACGCCATTTATCCCTATGGATATGACATTTGATACAGTGCCAACAGAGCCTGTACCCTCAACGCCAGTAATCGCCTGGAAAGATATAACTTCGGCGCCGACAGTACCGACAGCACCTGTTGCAGCATTGCCTGTAGCTGAATTGGTGCTTGTGATGCCAACAGTGCCAACAGCAGCTGTAGACGCATTGCCTGATAAATCAATTGCAACAGATTGAGTGACACTGCCAACAGACAGGGTTGACGCATTGCCTGTAACCGCATTGGTTGATGTCGCTAGGACAGATCCAACAGCAGCACTGGCTGAATTGCCTGTAATGCGAACAGATACAGTTAATCCGACAGTGCCGACATTGCCTGTGGCAATGTTCCCATTCTCTTGGACTGATATGTTTTCTAGTAAGTCGCCAACAGCGCCAGTAGACGAATTGCCGCTGATAACGACATTGCCTATGCCGTAGACGCCCCTGCCGTAATAGCCTGTGCCGTATGCAGCCATGTTGCTGCCCCTGCTTTAAGCCAGCCTGATCAGGCCAGTGCTTGCATCATTGGTCGGCATGGTCAGCGTGAATGTTCCAGCAGTCACAGTCTGACTGCCGAATGTATGCACGCTGACTGCCTTGTTTGACTGAGTCGAGTTATAGATCAAGACCGCGTCAAAGGCTGTGGATAAGGTCACAGAAGAGTAGCTAATGCTGGCGCTGGGAGTCACAAACGCTGTAGTGCCACTGGTGCTTGGAGCTGTGCCAAATGTCACTGTGACACCGCCTGCGGTGTAGCCTGTGCCTGTCACCTCGCCTGTGGAGCTATAGGCTGTGGTGGAGGCATTGACAGTGGCAGAGGCCAAGTACAAGGCAGCCTTGAAAGTGTCTGCTGTGGTGGCAGCGCGTACTACGCCAGTGCCAAAGTTATGGTGGCCGACAAGCAGCTCACCCTTGAAACTGGTACACATTGCTTGAGTATTTGCCACGATTTATTCCTTAAATTTGTTGACTGATGCCATCAGCAAAGACACTGCTTTTGAGCGCCATGTGGACAGATCGATGCACCATCTCACCATCAAGCCAATACTCAACCCAACTGGTTGTCTCGGTATCATTTTCCAATGAACCCTCACGCTTCTCAAGCAATGAGTCATCCATCTCGCCTTTGGTGGTGTTGACTATCATCCAAATGTCCTTGCTCTTGCCATAATCGCGCCGCCGGATGTAGAACCACGATCATCTGCAATCTGCAACTGATCCAGTCCTGCCTGATACAGCGATGACCATACAGAGATTCTCGCATCGTCTTGCAAGTATGGCGCAGCCTGTAAAAGCGATCCATATAAATAAACATCAGGCGCTTGAGTCAGCAGCCAGTTGGTGGTGTTCGTATTTGATAACTTCGCCAACTTTGCATAGTAGACCAGCTCTGCGGTGTATGCGCCATCAGGAATTGGTAGCAGTCGGATTTGGCCGCCAACAATGCTGAAGTACAAAGGCTTGCCGCTGGACAAGTAAGTCGTATTCGACAAAGAGTCCATTGCGTCAATGGTTTGGAATGTTAGGTTGGTAACTGGATTGGTATTCATCTTGATGGCTTTGACTTCTAGGAAGTCATCAGGCACTGTGCCGTACTCAGCAGCAGCCGCAAATGTCGCATTGGCACGCACAATCATTTGGCGTGTACGCAACTGGCGCTCAATCTGAGCCTCTGCCAAGCTGACAAAGTCTGAAATGGCAGTCGCCAAATCAGTGCGGTTGAGCCAGTCGCCAACCGAGGTCTTCAGCTCCGCATAAGTCGTGAGTGCCATTAGGTAACCTTTTCCTTTTCCAGCTCTTCTTTCATAACCCAAGTATGGTCATGCTTGAATTCAAACATCCCAATGTGGCCGATTTCCTTGCTCACATCGTGATCAATCCATATCTTAAAGCCTGCATCTCTGGCTTTCTTACAGAAGAAAACATCCTCGCCAATGTAGCCACGTTTGTCATGCCGCCATGGAGTTTCAAACCAAGGCTCTGACAAAGCCGCAAAGACATTGGCCTTGATCAGCATCACGCCCATGCCAACCGATCCAACCTCTTGCAGGCCAGTTGATTCGGGCATCGTATATACCAACTCACGCTCGCCATTCTCTTTGTAAATCTGTGCGGTGGGTCCTGTAGGCATACGTCTGCGAGCGCAGTTGGTCGCCACAATGTCCAAGTCATGTTGCAGCAAACGCTCAATCATGTCGTGTGGAAACCGCATATCTGAATCTATAAAAAGCACATGAGTGCATTTTTCACGCATCGCGTCTAGGCACAATTCAGCTCGCTGATTGGCGATAAGCGTCCCCTGCGATATTTTCAAGCTGATGGCATCATTGGTGTTCAATGTGTGATACGCCACCATATTGACTAGATCGTAGGTAAACATGGTGTGGACCATGTCACGCGCTGGTGTGCATACTGCGATGTATTTCATACTTGTCCTGGTCGTACACGAAAAAATCTGTTCTCTGGATCATTAAGCCAACGCTTCATATATTCCTGATCTTCTAGCTTGCCCTCTGCCTTGAGCTGTGAATATATAGACATAGGAATGCTTGCAACGCGGTGAAACTCACCTTTCCAGCCAGCACGCTCATCCACCATATTGAATTCTTGCTTGTTCTCTTCAATGATGTCGGTTACATCCTGTTGCGTCTGAATCGTTGCCTCATCAGTCTCATTGTTGTAGTGCCAGTAGCGTGTGATGCCCTGATCTTTGTCTTCGCTGAATATTCTTTTTTCCATGTAAAAAAAGGGGGGATTGCTCCCCCCTCTTCCTTTGCTTCGTTTAAGAAGTTACCAAGTCTGCTGCCAGACCATGAGCATTTTCTGCCGATACGAGGTGGCCCCATTCGACGAGCAGCATGCGTTTTTCGGCGTCGCCGGTCTTCGCCAACTCGACTTGTTGGTAAGGACGCAGGACAGTCATCTTTGCGTACTCAGGATCGATCACCCAAGCGTCACGTTCACGTTGAAAGCGATTGGGTACGACCTGAACCTGGCCGAAATCTGACACGTAAATATCTGCCGCGCCGATGATAGTTGCAGGACGATCGCCGCCATTGATGTTGTAGCGAGCAGATGCGATACCAGAGAAACCTGACACGCGCTGCTTGTTCACTGGACCAACCATCAAAATCTTAGGTGTGCCGCCTTGTGTCCATACTTTTTGAATCACATTCTTAAGAATGGTTTCAGTGAAAGTACGCACAGTGCCGTCAGTGCGAGCTGAGTTAGGCAAGGTGGAGTAGCTAGGATTTACGCCGTTGGTGGTGTCATAGTCCACGTTGGTCTTGATGAAAGCACCCAAAGAGGCAGTCACGCGAGCTGTGGTGGTGTTACCGGCAACAGCGATACCGCCGTTCAACCTCACAAACTCTTGGTCACGCTTCAATTCAGAACCGCGCTTGGCGATCTGATAGGCCAACTCAGAACGGCGGCCTGCTTTGTTGACAACTTCTTCAGTGTTCGACAAGACAATAGTCTTGCGTGAAATCTGAGCGTAGTTGGTCAAACGGACAGTTGCTGTGACTGAGTTAAAAGTTACATCATCACCCTCAAGCTGTGCGTTAGCAGCAGCAGAGTCCAATGTATCTGTCTGCCATTCAAACAAAGTATTGGTGATGTTTTGTCGGCCAATGTTTGAAGAGTATGGCGTTTCTTCCGGTGCAATATTAGTTATTACATTTGAAAGATCTTCCCGAATGCCTTTAGCACTATAGGTTGTAAATGTGTTCGTTACGATAGCCATGATTTAATTCCTTATTTCAAAAGTTGGAAGATTGCATTGGCCGCATCATCGACACGGCCAGTTTTAGCGACGCGCTGTTGTGCGCGAACTGCTTCAGTCGTATTTGAGACTCTTCCTGCTGCACCAGGCTTGGCAGGCCGAGGGCCGTTGTTCGTCACTGGCTTGATGTTGCCCCTCTTGGACATCATCTGGTCGTAGAGTGCTGCCTTACGCAACATCAGGACCGCCCTGTGATCCACCACATTCTTCAACTCGTCTGGTGTGAATCCGATCTTTTGACCAAATTCCACAAGCAAAGCCTTTTCAGCTTGAGCCTTTTTAGCGTCTTTCCAATCAGGGATGGCCGCCAATAAAGCCTCTTGCTCATGCTGCAATTTCTGCTGCATAAACTGTGCTTGCTCCTGCTGTGATAACTGAGACAGGCGCTGCTTTTCACTTTGAATAGCCGCTGCTTTCTCTTGGTTGTCACGCATCACCTCGCGCTGCCGTACCCATTCGATGGGGTCTTCCTGATAAAGACGATCCCAATCAATGTTTGGCTGCGCTACTTGCTGAACCTGTGATTCCAACGCACTCAACAACTGAGCGTACTGTTCACGCTCGGCACGCACTGCCTGCAACTCAGCTTCGGTTTGCTTTCGCACCTCGGCGATTTGCTGCGTTTTGCGTGTGTAATCCTGAGTCCTTGAATATCCCTTTTGAAGCTCGTCCAGCGTCACTTCGACTTCTTTGCCGTCAACTTTGACGGAGAAGACTTGTGGCTGTTCTTGCTCCTCGGTGTCTTCATCTAACTCGGATTGTTCGGCATCTGTTTCATCATCAGCCGCGTCTGCGTCTGCTGATAACTCCTCATCTACCGCCGCGCCCTCTTCGGGCAACTGCGCCTCGCCGTCTTCCTGTTGTCCCTCATCGGGCAGTAATCCTGCAAGTGCATTGGCTGCTTCAGCCACATTCATTGGACCTTGTACTGCACTGCCTGCTGGCGTTGGTGCTACTGTTTGCATGGTCTATTTCCTAATTAAACGATATTTTTGGTTGCGCGTTCAATGGCACGTTGTGCCACCTTGCCGTTGTCCACCATCTTGGTGATCTCAATGCGGAAGTTTTCAATAGCCTTCAGCATTGACCAGGCGATCTCGCGCTTGGCGGTTTCTTCGGGTTTAGTAGACTCAAAAATCCAATACTGGTCATTTTTCATCTTTTCCAATACCGCCGAAAAGACCTCGTCATTGGCTAACTGGTGAGCCTTTTGACCTTTGCGTACTGCGTCTTCGTTCATTGAACCATTCCATTAAGGTTGATGGGTGGCACTTGCTCAACTGGCGGCGCTTGTACTTGGTTGGCGGCTTGAACCGCCTGTTGCACAAGAGCCGTCTGCTGTTGCATTGCCTCTCTGTCCATTGCCTGCCGAGCTTCAATCTCAGCAGTGCTTATCTGTGTGCCGTACTTTAACTCAAGTTCATACTTCTTGAGCAGTAAGTCCTGCGCCAATTGATCTCTTCGATAATCGTCATCGCGCAACATCTGCTCACGCTTCAATTCCAACTCGGCAGCCTTTTTTTGGATATCGGCTTGGATTGATTGCGCCTGCACTTGCGCCAGCACCTCTTCGGGTGTCGGCTTGGGCTGTTCTTGAGGCATCTGAAAGTCAGCAGGCAGGGTATTGAAATAGCTGGATGCGTCCTTGTAACCCGACAATTCAATGGCTTTTTGCAATGTGCGGATGTACATCGGCAAAGATGCAATTTGATTCATTGGCCCAAACTGCGCCATGATCTGCTCTTGCTTTTGCATGATGATGTTTAGTGCCGCCAGCTTTTCGTTGGTGTCGCCATTGCCAAGGCCAATGTTCACATTGACATCCATACTGGCATCCCATACGCGAGGGTCGATCTGCACCCACGCGTTACGCAAACGCACCATGCGAGGTTTGTCTTGGTGTGTGGTCATCAGGTACAGAATGCCCTTAAAGAGCTTCTTCATACCCTCGGCCAAGATGCGAGCTTGCAGCTCAAGCCTTTGGCTGCTGGCGCTGACTGTGGCGGCCACCGCCGCTTTGGTGGTCGACTGCAATGCGTCAGGATCAAGTCCCATGGCTGCCTTGCTCATGCCGGTGCGGTCTTCGCGCATCTCGTCCATATAGCCAAGCATTGGGAATGCGGCCTGTCCAACGAATGGGCTTGAGAATGGCTGCACCATGCCTGGCGCTCTCATGCGGATGATGGCTCCAGTCTCATTGTTCAGCACATCATCAATGTTGACCTGACCCTCGACAACAGCGGTGCGCGGGTGGATAGACTGCGCCAAAGAATCCAGCGTATTACGCAAGATTTCCGACTTAATCTCTTGGATGTCGTGCGTAATGTCAAAGATCGACATCGCTTCCAAAGGCGATGTGTGTGGCTCGGGGTCGCAGGGAAAGTCCACAAATGGAATGTAGCTGGCGGGTAAATTCCGCACCATGGTGTATCCCGAACCCATGCAGCAGATTTTCCGCAACTCGGGGATGCCATCGCCGTCATAATCCACACGCATATACGCTTCGATATACAAAACCCTGCGCTGCATGGGATTCAGACTATCGCCTGCGCCCATAGTGGTAGACAAAGGCTGACGCGCCAAATACTCGTCATTGCTGTCCAAGTCGGTGCTGCTGATGTTCTCTTCGATCTCGTCTTGGTCATAGCCCATGCCAATCAGGTCGGAGACTGTTGCCATTTGGCGGTGGGCAATGATGCCGGCATCATCAAATGATCTCGCTCTACGATCAAGCACCAGCTCCTCGGGAGGTACGGCCATGATGCGGATGCGGCCATCTTTGGTCTTACGCTTGATCTGTACGTCATGCAACATAGGCTGGGGCATCTGCATTGGTAGGCCAGTCATAGGATCAGGCTGTGGTGGCTGCATCGGTATAGATGGATCGGGATAGCTGACCACAATCTTGACCTCGGCATCCTCTTGCATCAAGATTTGCACAGTCTGGTCATCAAGGCCCGAATATTCCTCAATCTTGACCTCTTCGACATCTTCCCAGTAATACTTGGCGATGCCGCACTTACGCACCAGCGAGTCCTTAAACAAGGCATAGGTGGTCATGAAACCATTGTTGTCGGCGCTGAAAATATAGTTGGCGTAATCTGTCGCCTGCTGTGCGCCAGCCACATCTTCGGGTCCACGCGGCACATACTCCACCACATTCTCAGAGCTGAAAAAGACTTTCATCAGGCTTGGCAGCATGGCGCTGACAGTGTCTCGCACCTCCATCGCCACTACTTGGCTGCGGCCATCTTCCTCATTCCCAAAGGGGTCGCCTCGGTAATACTCAGTACCCTTGGCGCGGATGGGTGACACATCAGAGTCGATATAACTGACGGCGTCCTCCAGCTCGCCAGAGACAATGCCCTGCAACTCGGTGTCATCCATTGGCTCAATGGCGGCGATGTCGGTGGTGATATTCATATCGTTGATCATTTTTTTGCCTTATTTCTTGCAGATATTGCTTTGGCCTTGGCCTTTGCGTCCTCTTTGCTGGACGCGCCCCACGCTTTCAAACTCAGCAGCAAGCGCGTTGGCTCGCCGTCTTTCATCTCTGGGCCTGGCATATTGCCCATTCTCGCAAGGAATGATGCCCTGCGCGGATTGTCACCAGACTTCACTGGCGCTTTCAGATTCATGCCCTCGGCCTTAGCGCTGGCGCGTCCCTTGGCATTTAGGCCGCCACTCGGACTTTTTCCCTCTTTACGCTGCCATGCGGGTGTTTTCATGTTGAAATTCCTTAAGAATCAAACCAATCAGATGCATATTTTGGCCTGTTCTTGCGTATCCAAGGCACTGCCTGCTGTATCAATTTATTGCCGTCCATGCCAATAGTCTGGCTGCCAATGTGGTGGACATATGACCGCGACAAGTAGTGATGGAAGCCAGCGGCACGCAAGTCTTCGCAATGCACATCATCTGAGTACCAATTCAAAGGTGGAAACTTGAAACAATTCCACGCATCTTTTCCAATCCAAGCAAAGATGGGACTAAGCACCTCCATCGGCACAATGGCGTCCTCATATGGGTACTTGAAGTAGTGCAACTGCTGATCAAAGGGATTGCTTCGCACATTCTGCACAGGAGGCGCAGCGTCACATCTTGCTGACACCCAGCCCACTGGCTCGCCAGTTTCGTGTATCAATTGAGATACATCCTCCATCAAATGCTTGTAGCTGGTGGGGGTTAGCACAATGTCATCATTGGCGCAGATCACTGAGCCAAAGCCATCGGCAAAGGCGCGATCCATGATGTCGTTGTAGTCATCGCCAAAATTGTGTGGCGCACCAAAGACTTTCAAGTCGGCGTCAAAGCCGCCAATAATGGACTCGGGTCCGCGCAAATAGACAGGCACTTCGGGACAATACTCGGCAATGCTTGTGAGCATCACCCGCAAACCTTTGCCGTGTACTGTGCTGATGCAAATCGGTGAGATCACTTCTTTGGCTTTGGCTTCTTGGCAGTCTTGGCCGCCAACTTGAAGTCAGCAGCAGACGGCGCAGCCTTGGAGCCAACCTTGTTCATCTTCTCGCCGGAGCCTGCCTTAATACGCGCTTGCTTGGCATTGATGTTGGCATAAAGCCCTGGCTTAGTCTTCATTTCTTGTTCCAATCTTGATTGTGAGTAAGGATCGGCCATCATCAGAATCGCTCTCTTCCTCATTTTCTTCCACCACCCAAGCCGAACAAGTACGGCTGGACGCGCACTTGAAGTCAAAAATTTCACAATAACCCAAGTCACCAGCTTCAATCATCGCCCATGGGTCGCCCTCTTCGCCAATACCCTTGGCAATGCACTCCAGCATGGAGTCATCCTGATTGAACGCGGCGCAGTTACCGCAAACGCTCATCTTCGCCTCTTCGGGTTCAACTTCCCACTCACGCGCCATCTCCATCCAAAACTGCTTGTTTGGCAACTTAGGATTCTCAGGACCATAGTTGGCAGAGTTAATCGCCTTGGCGCGATTCTTCAGATTCAGCGTGATGTCTTGCGTTGCAATGGGGCAGCTCTCTTCGCCGCCCTCATAACCCTCGTCTTGGTCCATGGCTTGATCCATGGTGCGTTTTAGTGTCGCCATTACTTCATCCCCTTTTTAGGTTTGACGCCAGCAGAACTCAAAGCAATAGCCAAGCCCTGCGCCTTGCTCTTAACGATAGGACCGCGTTTGCCGGAATGCAGTTTTCCTGCCTTGAATTCATCGTATACTTTGCTTATCTTTTTTTCAGTCTTGGAGAGCTTTTTCATGGTTGACCTTTCTGAAGTTTGGAAACCTGTACCCAATTATGAATCTTTTTATGAGGTTAGTAACCATGGCAGGGTTGCCGCCTTAAAAAAAGATGGTAGGTATTTCCGAAAATTAAACTATGCAACTCCTTATCCTTGTTTTTCTACAAAAGATATTGATGGTACTGGGCAAAAATCCTTGTATGTCCACAAAATTGTTGCAAAACTTTTTATTGGAGATAGGCCAGATGGATTTGTAATTCGACATCTTGATGGCAATCGGCACAATAATCATGCTTCAAATCTAGCCTATGGAACACCAAGGCAAAATTATGATGACACCGTGAAACACAAAGTTCATGCTGGAGAAAATAATTCAAGAGCATTGCTTAATGAAAAATCAGTTAAAGCAATTAGAACCCTAAATTCAGAATTTGGATTAACAAAACATCAAATTGCAAAAGCATTTGATGTAAGTCAAGCAACAGTTCATGCCATTTTGACTGGAAGAAACTGGGCAAATGTTGTTTAAGCAACCCTTGAGAGGTTTCTTTTCAACGGCTGACTCCACTTGGTGCTGGCCTTGGACCCCATCATGCCAATCACCGCGTCTGACGCGAATGTCAAGCAAAACGCATCAGCCTTATCTGGACTCGCCAATCCACGCTTCTTGATGTCGTCCTTGCTCTCAATCTGAATCTTGCCGTTTGATGTAAACATATACCTGACAGTCGCCAATTCAGCCACCAGCAGCTCATCTTTAGGCAACCGACAGTCGCGCTGCTCAAGCCACGCCTTGGCCTTGTACCAAAGCTCGGCTTTCAGATTCCTGTAAGTACCGCCCATGGCCGGTGACTCCGACACATTGATGCCGCGAGCTGGAAGATTCAACTCTTTCAGCCGATCCACCACGCCAGCGCCCAAGCCAATAGAGTCAACCAGTATCTCCTCTGGCCTGTCGCTTGGAGCCAACGCCTCAAACTCAGCCACCACCGCACCAGTCAACTGCATCAGGTCCAGATTCTTCCAAGTCTTGATCGGCTCAATCACCGCGTTACCGCGCCTCTTGCACAGCGCAGACCGATCCGAGCCAAACCGCGCAACATCCAATCCCCACACCAATGGCGCATAAGGACTCGCCTCAACATCCCGATTCATCGCCAAATCCAGCAACTCCATAGGGATCACAGTATCTTCATCCGATCTCGGAAATTCACCCAAGACGCGGATGCGGTAGGCGTTGGACTCCTCTCCATACCGCGCTTTCATCTCCTCAATGTAAGCCTCACTTACTCGGGGTGAGTCGGCGCAGGACACGCGCATGGTGACCCAGTCACCCGCCAATCGATTATGGGTATCAAAGAAGAAACCGCTGGAACGTACAGGGTTGCCCAGCAGTAGCGTCACGGCGTTGTGGCCGGACATTGAGCCTGACGCCGCCTCAAACACTTTCTCAGGCACGCCTGACGCCTCGTCAGCCACCAGCATCACGTTGTCGCTGTGGACGCC